CTGACAAATCCTATTCGAAACAAATAATATTCTGCCCAAACAGAATCAAGGAAATAAACTACGTCCACGGATGCCATGTAAACAACGCTGTTGGAAACATCACATCGCACGATACTATGAAAATGCTACATTACAGAATGATTGGAGGCGTGTATCGAATCATAAACCGACACCGGATTTACCTACAGCGGATGAGTGCATTCAATCATAAACATAATATGGGGCATCATTACAAGCATTCGGAGGCGGCAAAACGCGAGGAATGGAATACATTGATTTCAATGGCAAATCAAGTAATATGAAAACAATAACAATTAATCAACCAGCTGGCGTCGGGGATATTATGTTTCTTGAGCCTATTTTTAGAATGTTATCTAAAACTCGCCATGTTGTAGTTCCTGTCGTTGATCAGTATATGTGGATTCAGAAACATATACCGTACGTAGAATTCCGTCCGTACAGGCAAGAGTTTGAAAACATACCGCAGGAATTTACCGACGACTATTTGCCGTTTAGATTCGCGAACCCAATACTACGCGGGTACGACCTACACGACTGGCACGACATGGAAAACTGCATGCTCGATAAGTACCGGATTATGGGACTGCCTGAAACGATGTGGATGGACTTAAAACTTGTTCGCGACCATGAAAACGAACAACGATTGTTTGAACTACTTGGCTCGCCTGAGAATTTCGTATTGGTAAACGAGTTATCGAGAGTTGGCAGTATTTCAATCGCACCTGAAACAGACTTGCAGGTTATTAAAATGCGCGAAATAGAAGGGTTTTCGGTTGTCGATTGGTGCTTAATGATGGAACGAGCTACGGAGAACCACCATGTTCAGACAAGCACATTATATCCGTTGCACATGCTCGGCGTGGATGCGTACATATACCCGAAACCGGACGTAGATGGTATGCGTGGGATATTGGATTTGTTGGCAATGACAAAAATGAAAGCCGGCGTTCCGTCATAAAAAAAATCCGACCATTTCTAGTCGGATTCAAATTACGGTTGTTTCGTTTGTTGATTTGTCGTCTGCACCTGCTCAGGATTTACTGGCGGAGGTGTATCGCTACACGTTGATATCAACGTCCAAAATGCGAAACCTAGTGCGATGGAAAATTTGTTCATGGTATAGGGTATTTAGTTTGTTTTCACGTACCTGTGTTTGTTTTTACATTATCAATCTTCGCGCCACTAATATCTGCCGTCGATGCCTGTGCCGGAATTCCTGCCCCAGGAGTTGGTGGAGATGGTAGACCAGTTGCAGCAGTCGGGTGCATGTGAGTGTTAAACGCAGTAACTAAATCGTTGTGGTCTGACTTCAACGCATCAAACGCCTCCTTCAGCTTCGTGAAACGAACCATGTTATCGTCCGCTCCATTTATCTCTGCATCACCATTTGCCCGCAGGTATATAATTGATTTCTCCGCACCGTTTGCATCCGTTGAATAAATCCTATGCCCGCCAATTTCAGCAATTGCATTAGGGTTTAAATAACCTATGATAACAGTTTTCCCCATCTCAGATGTCGGAGCATAAACAGCTACCATATCCTTGACAGGATTCGCATCAGTTCCAAACGGTTGAGCTGATATGCTCGTCTGAACATCATCGGATCCGTAGCGGATAAACTTCGCTATCCTACGACCGAGATTACCCGTTTCAGTTGATAGTATTTTTACCAGCGTGTTCATGCAAATATATTTTTCGGAGTTTCCGAGTTATGCACTTCAGGAACTACACATTTCAGCGTGGCAATCTGCTGGGATTCATTACCCATAAATTGAACTGACTCTATAAAAAAACGTGTTGGATTATTTAACATCAACTCGCTATTCTCTATTGTGATAACCGTATTGGGTCGCCACAGTAACCCGTTATTATCTGTCCAAGTATCAACGTTTATATTCAGCGAAATTGCCCTCAGCTCATTTGCCAGTGCCGACTTTGCCGCGAACGTTGTGCTGTTATCATCACCCGACGTTTGGATTTTTACCGATGGGCGGAACTTCTTTACATACGGGTTTTTTACCGTCGCCTGACCTGCATTTCCGCCATCACTACTCGCCTGTTTTATAACGGTTATTTCCGAGTGCATCTGCTGGCCATCAAACGTGAGCGACGCGGATGTAATAGGTATCTGCCTGCCGAAATTATATTTTGGTGTGGCGTTTGGGCGCGATTTTGTAAGGAGTAAATTTCCTGCCGAATCGTGCGACAACAAAATATTTTTCTGGTTTGCAATTTTCGCTAGGTATCCCTTAATCGTGTCCGATGGTTCTGCTGTAGAAACTTCAATCGCCGAATTTGCGCGAGCAGAAACATCATCGGAAATAACTAACGATATGCCAAACGGCTTAATCAGTTTTTCAATAATCTGTTTCAACGATTTGCCATCGCTTTGCAACGGGTACAGCGATACAGGGATATTACAATCTTCTAACACACCAGTTTTCGAATAACCGGAAATACCATTTAACCCCGCTGCTGGAGTATCATCAAAACCGTGGTTTAAAACTGTTCCGGTAATCAGTAATTCTTTTTCTCCAGTTTCAGGGTTTACGTATTCAATCGTACAGTCAGCATACGACGCTGGCGTGTTGAGTAACTTCAATAGTGGATCAGTACCATCATATCGATACTGAAACGAAAACGTAGATGCTACTGAGTCGTATTTCAGTTCGACATTTACCTCGTTGAAATCTGTTATCTGCTGAGTGCCAATTTTCAGAATCATACGTAATAGAGTATTTTCCTGCCCTTTTTAACGCTCAGTATCTCGGATAACCCAATCGAGTTGTTATCTATAATACGCTGGATATTCGCATCCTGCTGGTCCAGTCCGTAAAAACGATGAGCCAACAGAATAACGTTAGTATCAGCCTCGCAGAATATCGACCGCTCCTGTTGCGCTCCTATTGCAATTTCAAACAGTTCCGATATAGTAAAATTCACGACATCCGTTACGTCTGTTACGAAATCGAATCCTGGCACATAACTATCAGTATCTCCTCCGTTATCTGTTTGAAGTGTATCGAGCGACTGAATAAATAACGCCTGCGTGTCGAGGATTATCTGAACCACATCCAACACATCAACCATGTTCACGTAATCCTGTGGCAACGGAGTCGATGCCGCGCTACACATGGATGATAATACCGTTCCGGTTGTTGTTTCAAATTGTAGTTTTCCCGCCTGAGAAGAAATATTTCCGAGCGTGTTTATCAGTCCCGCAAATTGATTAACTAGAATCTGTAATCGTTGACGTACAGCGATTGAAAACTGTGCTGGCGCAACAATTACCGCCTGTAACGCCCTGATTGCTGCAAGTGGCTGCGCGGTTGCGTTTAAAATAGCAGAATTCGCATCGTTGAATAAATTAAAATACGCCTCCGTTTGGATCTGTGGCGCACCGGAATTAACTCCTGATGCATAAAACGAAGAATTCGCCACCGCCATGTTCTGAGGTATCGGCGGTTCAGATGCAAACAGTAGCGCGCCTGAATTAAACGCGAGTGTTTTCAACTCCTCAATTTGATCAACTGGATTAATTGTTACCGTTGGAAGTCCACGTAAAATCGTTTCGAGTAACGTTCCGGTGATTCGCGTGTAGTTCAACGAACCATCTTCGAAGTTCAACGAAGCTGGCTGAACAGTTAAACGTCCGTATTTTGGATGCTCAACAACCCACGGGCGGCGATCTTTTGCGGAGCGTTCAAACCGAGCAGCATCGTTAAGGTGGTTCGCGCCCTGAAATATGATATTCATCGCGTAGCGAGTGCCTTTTCGTAGCCTACGATCAACGAACGTACCTTCGACGTTTGGGAAATTAAACTCAGATAGGTTATATTCAACGTCTTTTACAATTGCCTTATCGTCGTACAATGGCTGATAAACCTGTCCGTCGCCGCACGTAATTATAAAATTCTGTTTAATCTGATCTTCCCAACTCATTTCATTAGTATTCCTAAGTAACGATCTACTTGTTTTTTTGCTTCAATCACGTAGATTTCGTCCATTTTTTTCTGAGATAAAACAGCCGATTTCTCCATAAAATTAGTTTTCTTAACTTTTATTTTTCGCGATTTGCTATAATCGTACAACGGTACGAGCATTGGTTTTCCTAGTTTATTCAACCGTTGAACTCTCCAAACTATGTTCTCTCCTTTTTTTGTTGAGCCTAAAACATTTCCTCCTATTCCAGCTTTAAAAATAGCAGCGGTAAATTTCTGCTCTTTACTTACTCCCTTTTGATTTCGAGCAACGATAAATTTGAGTTTAGAAATCCTTGCGTTCGCCCGAACAGATTTAGAATATGACTTACCAACCCTCGCCGGATCGAGTGGGATGAACGACTTGCCGTCTATCTTACCTCCATACTCCTGCTGTTCCAAGTCCTTAACTGCGAAATTGTTACCGCCGGTTAATTTCTGACTCGTAAATCCAACCGTCGAGCGCATCGTATTGATATCCCTACCCTTAGCGAAATCAACAACTGAATTTGCCTTGAAGAAATTTTTTCTTCTGTTAGTAAATTCAACATCTGCCGTACGTGGCATCGTTTTCTGCTTGACATCCAACGCTGTTTTCGACAACGTTTCGCGCACCGCATTCGGTAGAGCTGATTTTCCTATCCGCTCTAATATGTCGGTAAATACGACAGCCGCATCGGTATTGATGTCAATTTGCACTATAGTTCGTATGTTTCCAATATGATATATCCGCGATTCACGCCAGTGTCATTGAAATTTGTGCCGTCAAACTGTCCTCCAGCTTTTCTGCCGAGAACAAATCCAGTAGCAGCAACGCCAATACTAGCATCGACCTCACCTGTTGATAAGTTCGCACCGTTAACATATACCTGATCCTGAGCGTCGTTTAAAATTACAAACGATGCGCCTCGAACTTTGGTTATGTCGATAGTATTTAGTACCGTAATTATCGCCGTAGCATCCATATCCCACGCGCCAATTTCGTATATCGTCCGGCGCATGCCACCAAAGACACCAAGTAACGCCTGATATAACTGAAAACCTGTATATTCGCTGTCCGGTAAATTGTTCGGCGTTATATTCGCCTCGTCCATAATCTTAGCGAAAAACTGCGCCCAGTCGCCCACCATTGATTCATTTACGCGGGTTCCAGCATTTGCCCCTACGGTATTTTTTAATCGTCCGTAAGGATAATCTGAATCGGGTGTTTCAGTATTTGGCAGCGATGTTATTGCTCTCATGTTGTGTAGTTTATTAGTAGGTAGCCTACGTTTTGAACAGGCTTCAAAGTTAGTATTAATTTTCTGAACTCATCTCGACGGATCAGCGGTACATCAGCAAACGAACCCTGTGGATAACCACCGATGAAAAACGTAGCCCTCGAAGTTTGCCCGATATCGAAATATGAATCAGCCTCTGTCGGGATATTATTTACAATCAGATTTAGATAAACAGACTCATCTAAGTTAAACTCATCCAAGTTCAACTCGTCCAAGTTAGGATCCCCAAATAATTCCGGATATACAGTTGTAGCATCACCCAAATTAAACTCATCCAAATTCGCCTCATCCAACGCAGCAATCTCAGGTATTACAATAAAATCAGCAGGTAACTCACCTCCGAAATTCTCATAAACGTAAACGTCAAATCCTGCCGCCTGTAGTTGCCCCTGAATATATAAATAGTGCTGGCGTGCCTTAATCGTTCCAGGGTGATTCATCTTCCGCAGAATCGCCAGTTTCCTGTCCGCAAGTGGAACGAGCGGGTTATTTATCAACCCTAAACGACGCTCCCAATCAGTTGCATCGGAGGCTGTGAAATTATCGTTATCCGGTAGTATCGAGTTGAGTATCGCAATAGAATCGTTATACGCGCGAGCCTCAGACAGTGCCAGCCCTGTATGTAATCGCTCGAACCAACTATTGTTAAATATCTTAAACGCCCTCGCGCGTGGATATAACTGCTTGGTGAGCTGTAGAAATTTATCTTCAATCAACCCCATCACACGTAAGTTATACTGTTTAAATATGGGATATCTCCATTCTGAAACACATAACCACCGCTTACTGGCTGCCCGTCAATTGTAAATTCTAATGTATCGTAAATGCTTTGCGGTACTGCCACCTGTACAAAAAACGACAAACGAGGAACAGAAATAATATCGTTTTTATTTGCCAGCACATTTGCAGATGCCACAAATGGGCGGACGTTTTTTAAATCTTCAGTTAGTGCCGAAAATATAAGAGCCTCAATTGCTGGCGTTAATCCTTGGTAATTAGTAATTACGATATCTACATTCTGAACCGTAACAGGCAAATAATTTACAATCATTCCCAGCGGTCTGCGACCACGTTCCGTTAGCGGTTTAGTTGTATCAGGATCGAAGTTCACAACCGCTTCAACGTCGGTAAGAATTGCCGCCCCTGGCGTTCCTTTTCCATCAATTGAATCAGCTAACGTCGCCTCAACAAACAAATTAACCTCGCTCGTATATCCGCTTCGTGCGTACGGGTATGATGTTTCAACTCCCTGTGCGTCGTTGGCCCAAATAATATAATCGCTTCCCGCGCCACCTTGCGGCTCAAGTTGGTACGCGAGGATTCCCTTCTGACGGTAATCCTCAATATTCTCAGGCTCTAACGGTTGAACGGATTCTGATAACACCGTTGCAATTGAATTAACCAGCGCAATCGGGGATGTTGCCGTTAGCTGATCCCCAGTTTGCAATTTGCTTCCGGTTCCAGCCTCTAGCGCACGGAGCGTAATTTGACCCGTTGTACTGGTAAGCGTGTACGGCGCATCTAACTGATAAATTTTACCAGGGTTTAATGCCGTGTCGTTTGACTTAAACGTGAGCGGTATGTTTATAATCGCTCCTATCTGCCCTGTAACCTCAACAACATACTGTCCAGCAACAGCAGGAAATGGTGGACGACCAAGTTTAACTATTCCAAATCGTTCAAGCGTTCCTCCGTCGCTTGCTGGTGTTGCAGTGTCAATAAATATATTCTTTTGAGTAAGCCCAATAGCTAGATAAATCAGTTTGAGTTTTGCAGCTTGAACGAGCGTAATTGCCCATAAAATAGCCTTCCCAAATACAGGTATTGTTACCTGCAAATTGGTTTCTATGTCCGATTTAATCTGAGTTCTTAGCTCTGCTAATGTTGGTATCGTTATCATAATTACCAGCCCCCTGACGATTTACTTGTGTTTACATTCACATTCGGAGAATTTGACGCACCCGCTAATTTAGGGCTATTAAGATTTATATCAACAGACGACTTCATGCTTCCCGCAAATTTCTCCATGAAACTTTCTTGTTCAGCCTGCTTCTGATTCATCGCCGGAGCAGCCGACTCAGGTTCTGATGATTTCATTTTCACCTGAAAATCTATGCCCTTAGACATTTCGCCCGCTGCCGTTTGTGCTATTTGTGCTTGCGTTTTAATAGCAGCAATACGAGCATTTGACTCTGATGCTATTCGAGCCTTATCCTTGGCGTACTGCTCATCAGATAATAGCCCGATGGCATTCTGCGCCCATTTCCATGCGGAAACGATGCCGTCAACCATCGTTAAAAACGCGTGTTCGATTCCTAGGAAATAAATTTTAACCGATGCCACGAAGAAATCAATTGCTGCAGTCATGAATTTCATTGCTGAATCCCATGTTTCGCTCCAGCCCGTTGTTTTCTTAGTAATCCATACAACAGCAGCAATCAACGCCACAATCGCAATAATTACAAGTCCAATTGGGTTTATTGACAAAATGAAATTCAGAGCAGTCTGAGCTGCGTTCCATGCAATTGTTTTAATCGTAACCCATGCAGACATCAAACCGAGCCGCAAATATGCGAGCGCAACCTTGGCAGTCAATAATAACTCCGAATTCTTAAGCCATAACCACGCAGTCGTAACAGAATTAGCAATCAACATCGCCTTACTATATAACCCGACAGCAAACGAAACAACT